AAGACTGGGCACGTGAGCACGCGCCCGAGCATCTGGAGACGCCCAGACGAGCCATAGAGGCAAAAGAAGCGTGGTGTAGAGGCGAGGCTGGCGCCGACGATTTGCGAGCTGCAAGGGTCGCCGCAGGGGCCGCACGGGCCGTCGCAGGCGCCAGCGCCTGCGACGACGTCTGGGCCGCCGCAAGGGCCGCCGCCTGGGTTGTCGTAAGGGGCCCCGCAAGGGGCGCCGCAAGGGGCGCAGCATGGGCAGCCGCAAGGGGCGCCGAATACCAGCGATGGTGTGGTGTGTGGACGGCGCATGTGATCGAGGAGGTGCTTCGTGGCGAAGCGTTGCGTCAGTTTTGACGAATCGAGCACAGCGTGTCATGATCCATGTGTCGCCGACCACGGCGACACGTCGAGACTCCCCGTGGGTAGCAGTCTCGAGCGCCAGCTAGCGGAGCGCAAATCACTAGCACGTCGTCACGCTTGATCTCCGGGCGGGGGCGCCGATGGGTCGAGCGGCATGGCTGTGAGGAGCGAGGTAGTGGCGAGCATGGTGCTCGGAAGGCGGTTCGACCCCGCCGCCTCGCGTGCCGGAATGGGCCGGCGAGAGGAGGGAGTGATGGGAGCGGTGAGGGAGTTGTTGCGGGAGCTGGTGCCCGTGCTTGTGTTGGGCTTGGTGATGGCGTGCGTGGTGGCGCCGGTGGCGGGGTTGTTTGTGTGGTTGGGGGAGCCGCCAGTCGACGTTGTTGGTGTTTCTCTGGTTGCATGGGCGCCCATGACGGTTTTTGCCTGCATGTGGGCGTTCGGTGGTCGGTATGAGCAGTCCTCCAGGTGGGAGGAGGCCAAGGCGCGGGCGGAGAAGAAGGCGGCGCAACGGGGCGACCTGTCGGGGGTGGGATGAGGCCGAACACGGGACTCGCGCCCGAGCAACTCGAGGAGCTTCGGCGAATGACTGGGATCGAGTCGGTGCGGATGAAGGCGAGGCAGTCGGGGTCGGCCCCCGAACTCGTCGACTACTACCTGGCTCGACTCGTCGAGGCGTTTGTACACGGGTGCAACCGGAGCAGCTATGTGTTGAGGGTCGGCCGGCTGGAGGGGCCGAGGTCGCAGAGGAGGAGGAGGGTGAAGCGACGAGGCAGGGTGCGTTAAGGGGCCAATTTTGACGGCTTGATTCCCACCTGATCTAATGCCTCCTGACACCGACGGAAGATGTGCTCCCGAGGCGTCACCCACCCGAGGCGAGAGGAGGCAGTCATGTAGCGGGAGCAGTCCGGCACCGAGGCGCGGTGCGTATGGGAGAGGAGCCGGGAGACCGGGTGCGGCGAGTGGTTGGCGGGTTCGAGTCCCGTGCGTCGCGTGGACAGGCAAGGAGGAGACGATGAGGGAGATTACGACGTACGAGTTGCCGGTGTTGCTTGGGCGGCTGATGGAGGAGCCACAGGTGGTTCTGCGTGCCATCCACGACGACCCCAAGATCAAGAAGCGGCGCGGCGGCCCGGATGGACGGCTGGTGATCGCCAACACCAGCAAGGCCCTGGCGCGCCCGGAGTACGAGCATCAGCTCTACGCCAAGGGTATTGTGTATGACCCCTTGGCGTGGAAGGTCGTGAGCGTGCCGCTGCTCAAGATGCACAACCACGGCATGGACGAGGTGAGTGACGCGACCACGAAGCGCATGGAGGGCTGTCCGTGGTGCATCGAGGTCGCCGAGAAACTCGACGGCACCATGGTTCAGTCGTTCGTGTTCGAGGGCCGTGTGTGGTTGGCGACGCGCGGCGTCATCGAGGGCGACCCGGAGCATGGGGAGGAGTACCTGTCGCACGCGCGCAGGCTCCTCGAGGGTACGCATGCGCTCAATCCCGACCCACACTGGGGCTACACGCTGACCTACGAGCTCATACACCCGAGCACGCGCGTGATCACCGACTACAGGGGCAAGGAGTCCATGGTCCTCCACGGCGCTACGGTCACTCGATCGGCCTATGTGGTGCGCCCAACGGGGCTGCGGTTCCTGGCCAGGGTCTTGAACGTCCCCCACGCTCACGCGTACGTCTACAACGACAGTGTGGCCTACTACGAGTACGCCCGCACACTCGACGACGTGGCCCGTGGGTCCCTGGGTGCTCTAAAAGGGGCCACGACCCACCCCGAGGGGTTCGTCATGTCGTTCGTCGACGACGACCAAGTGTTGCACAGGGTCAAGGTCAAGACGCCGGAGTACGTCAAGCTGCATGCGCTCAAGTTCAACGCGACGCTCAAGACGGTGAGCAAGGCGGTGATGCAGGACGATGCTCGACTCGAGTGGGACGTGTTCAGGGCTGACGTGCTCGATGCGTCTGGTGTCGAGCTCGACGAGGAGACGCTGGCCGTCTACCGCGAGCACCACACGTCGGTGTGTGACTACGTGGATGAGCGGTACCGGTTTGCGGTCGAGGTGGACGATTGGGTGGCGCAGGCGTTCGATGAACTCGGGCCGCCCGAGTGCAACTCCGACTACGGACGGTTCGTGTCGTGGCTCAAGGAGCGTGGGCATGGTGAGCACGTGGGTTTGTTCATGCGGTCGGTGCGGTCGGGTGAGCCGGTAGACGTGGACAGGTGCATGTGGGCCAAGCCGTTGCACAATGGGTTCAGGGCGTTTTTGGAGGTGGAGTGATGAACGTGCAGCCGAATGAGGCGTTGCGGGAGGCGAGGGAGCGGATTGCCGAGCTCGAGGCCCAGGTGTTCGAACTTGAGGCGCTTGTGCCGCGCGAGGAGATCGAGGGGGTTCGGCCGTGCATGGGCAACGGGGCGGTGTATCGCGTGATGTCGGGTGAGTTGTCGCCCGACGAGGGGGAGGTGGTTGCGGCCAAGATCATGCGCGCCGTACGGATGGCGCGAGAGGAGGGGTTGTGATGGAGCACTGGCCAGCACAGACCGACGAGGAGCACGACCTGGAGCTGATGCAACGGCAGTTGCGCAGGGTCGAGCGGGAGCACGACGAGAATTGGAGCACGGACGAGGAGCTCGCCGAGGCGCGCCAGGACGTGGAGCGCGCACAGGCGGCGCTCAGGTACCGCGCGTTGATGCGAGCCAAACAGGGGATGCGGGCGGACGTGGCGGCGCGGGTGCGCCAGGTCGCCCGGGAGATGGGAGTGGTGCGATGAGTGAGCCGGTGACCTACCGGATCAATGAGTGGATGATGGCGAGCCTGCTCGAGGGTCGCAGCGTCCACATCCGGGGTGATGAAGACCACACGCTGGGGGAGGAGGTGCGCGTGTCGTGTGGGCGCGATGAGCGGCGCGCGGTCGTGCTGGGGCGCCTGTATGTCAGGAGCGACATGGGCGAGGCGTGGGAGACGCGGGTGCGGCTGCTGACGAAGGAGGAGCGGGATGCAGAGGGTTGAGGTCACGACGCGTGGGGGCATGATTGCCCTCGAGGTGGAGGTCGGCGACCGGAGGGTGACGGCGCTGCTAGGGCTCGATGGCGCAGCCAAGGTGCGTGACGGCCTCGAGACGGCGCGCAAGGTCGCCAAGGCCCAGCGAGACGTGGGGCGGTACGACCATGACGAGACGGAGGCCGAACGCGAGGTGCGCTACGCGCGGATGCAGGGCCTCGTGGACTCCCCGGACTATTGAGGTGGGCATGAGCAAGAGCACGCCGCCGTTTTACCTCCAGGTGCTCGTGGGCGGTGCGTGGGAGCCGCTCACGCGCGACGGCATCCCCATCGTGTGCCAGACGTGTCCGGCAGCTCGGCGTGAGTTCGCCAAGCGGCTGCCCATCGCCTACGAGCGTGCGCGCCAGGGCGGAGAGGTGACGGCGCGCATCGTGGACAGGTGGGGGCACGTTCAGCGGCTGCCGAGGGCGTGATTTGACGGATGGTACGGGGACTGATCTAATGGTCAAGTGAGGTTGACGAGTTGGCCGGGGTGACCCAATTGGTAGAGGTGCACGGACGGGCAACGGATGGCCCTACCCCGTGGGTTCCTGGTTCGAGCCCAGGCCCCGGCATGGAGGTGAGGGATGATCGGCAGGTGGAGAGACATGGACGAGGGCACCATGGGGCGGCTGTTGCTGATGGTGACGGCGGCCGTGGTGTTCGGTGTGGCGTTGCTGGGTACGCCAGCGGCGTGTGTGTGACGGCTACGAGGGGACATCGTGGGCGAGACGAGGGAGAGGCAGTGGTGGAGTGGGCGCGGTGCGTGGGAGGTGGCATGACCATCCCCTACGCATCATCAGAGCACAATGAGTGGTGGACCCCTGAGAACGTACTCGAGGCGGTGCGCGTGCTCTACGGAGGGCCGCCCGACCTCGACCCGGCGTCGTGCGCCGAGGCGAACGCCCGCGTGGGCGCGCTCGACTACTACAGCCCCGAGAAGGGGCAAGACGGATTGGTACTCCCGTGGCGCGGCAAGGTGTTTACGAACCCGCCCTATGGCTACCGTGAGGGGCGGCAGTCCAATCAGGCAGTGTGGATCGAGCGGGCGTTTCGGGGGTGGGCACGCGGCGAGTTCGACGAGCTCGTGGGGGTGTTCGCCGCTCGCCCTGGTACGAGGTGGTACCGGTGGACCCAGCACATGTGCCGCTGCGTGCTCGACGAGCGCGGGTCGTTCGTGGAGCCGGATGCGCGCAGGATCGCGCGTGAGGCGGCAGGCAAGGCGTATGGGGGCGACACCAAGGGGACGGTGGTGGTCTACATGGGGTGGCGTTGGGGTGCGTTCTACGAGGCGTTTGGCCACTTGGGCGAGGTGCTCGAGCCGAGGAGGGGCAGATGATGGTGGGTGCGCGAAAGAGAAGGCCACGCAGTGGCTTGTGGGGCAAAACAGGCGTCTATGCGATCGAGTGTGTCGAAAATGGAAAGGCTTACGTTGGCCAAGCCACCAACATTGGCAAGCGCATCAATCATCACAGGTGGTCGCTTGATGCGGGGAGGCACGCCAATCCACATCTCCAATCTGCGTGGGACAAGTACGGTGAAGAGTCTTTTACCATTCGGATTCTGGAAGAGACTTCGGATCTTGACGCCGCCGAAGAGCGATGGATGGACTCATTGGATGCGATCAATTCAGGGTTCAACCAACGCAAAGGCTGTCAGCCATTGAGGGGTGAGAGCGCTCCGAGGGCCACATTGACTGAGGCGCAGGTCAAAGAAGCGCGCAGGCGCTGCTTGGCTGGCGAAACAGGTGTCGACGTCGCTCGCGAGTTTGGAGTGACCAGTGCTGCGGTTTGTGGGGCTGTTTCTGGCAGAACGTGGGGTCACATCAAAAATCCGCCTCCGGTGGAGAATGCTCGTGAAAGGCGTACGCGCAGTTCAAGGCGAAAGCTGACAGAAGAATCTGTTGCGACGCTTAGGAGGGATTTCAAAGCGGGCAAATTCAGGGTTGGCACAAGAGCAAAGGAGATGGGCATAAGCCCCAAGAGTCTTCGTGCCGCTATTTCTGGGGCGACATGGCGTAGCGTAGCTGAGCCACCGGCAGACCCGAAGCACTTTGCTGGGATTGCGAAGGGTGCTGGGCACCATGCAGTTGCGCTGACGGCAAATATGGTCGTGGAGATACGGCAACGGGCGAAAAGTGGAGAGCGGCTTGTCGACATTTGCAAATGCTATCCGGCGAGCAAGGCCACGATCTACGAAGCGGCCAAGGGCAAGACATGGAAGTACCTCGATGAGGTTGAGGCACCCTATGGGGTATAGGAAGAAGGTAGACAGAAACCAGAAGGAGATCGTGCAAGCGCTCAGAGCTGCTGGGGCAACGGTCGAGTTACTTCACACTGTTGGCGCAGGGGTCCCCGACTTGATGGTTGGTGTCAACCAGACCAACTACCTCCTCGAGGTGAAGACAGCCAAGGGCAAGCTCACCAAGGATCAAGTGGTGTGGCACGCGGCGTGGAAAGGACAGGTGGCGGTGGTCAGAACGGTCGAGGAGGCGCTGGCGGTGATCGGCGCGGAGGTGGAGTGATGGAGTTGAACCCGAACATCCGGCGCACTGTGGCGTGGCTCAACGAGCGCGACTGGCACACCTGCGACTCAGGTGACGGTGCAACGCAGGACTACGAGTGCGACTGGCCCACAGCGTATGTGGTGATCGATGGATGGTGCGGCCCTGGGTTCGGCAGCACTCCGCCGAACGAGTATGCGCGTGATTTGCTGTCGGATGTCGAGCGTCTCCTGGGCAAATCCCTGGCGGGTGTGTCTGTGGAGTTGTCGTATTCGCTGCCCAGTGAGCGCATGTTCCTGGTTCTGCTGGGTGTAGACGATGCGCGGCTGTTTGGGGCGGAGGTGGAGTGATGAGCGACGAGAAGGCGATATCGGTGACCGTCGACGGTCCGTTTGTGCTCATCACGTACGGAGTGTGGGAGCTGTGCGTTCAGGCGGGTTCATTGGCATACATCTCGACCGAGTTGAACCCGGATCGAGGAGGTATGCGGGTCAGCCTGGAGGCCGAGCGTAAACGGTTGGTTGAACTCACGTTCGATACCAAGGATGAGGCAAACCGGTTCGCTGCGCGGGTCCGCAAGGCAGCGCTCGAAGCAGGCCAATGGAGGCGAGGATGAGCGAAGACGATCAATCGGGCGCCTACCCTTACACGTGCCTAGTGGTCGAGGAGGAGTGGTCGCACTCCGGCCTCGGGGAGATCGAGCGGTGCTGTGAAATGCATGCGTACGCGCGGACCATGCTCGAGGCGAGCCCAGCGTCTGCGGTGGCGTACAGCAAGGGCGCGCGTCGCGCAGGGATGCTCGCCACGCTGTGGTGGCTGACGGGGTGGGTAGATCTGCCCGAGATGGAGGTAGAGTGATGAGCACGCCCGTCTATGACCCGCAGGTAACCGCCCGCTCCTGGGCGCTCTCCACGCACTCGACGCCCTACGTTCGGCGCCGCCGCTACACCAGCGCGCGCCACTTCGTCGAGGTGTGGCTTAAGCTGGAAGCGCTCGTGGCCACGGCGCGTTCATCACTTGGTCCCCAACTCGACGCGCTCGAGCTCGGCTGGGTCGAGGTCGGCGCGCAGGCGCCCGAGGGCTACGAGCCCATGGACGATCTCGTGGAGTGTCGCGAGGTGTTGCGCTACTGCCTCGCGCAATCGCTCCACGCCAACGCGTGGGGCGAGTTTGGGTTGCATCGACCACGTGAGATGTGGGCGGCGTGGTGGCTCCTGCGTGTGCGAGGTGGCACGCAGCGTGATGTGTGTAGCCAGATCAACACGCGCATCGCAGACGGTGAGCTCGGCGGCTCCTACATCAGCAGCCACGAGATCATGGAGAAGTGGGCGCGCAAGGTCGACGCGCTGATCGAGGGTGAGTTGTTCGAGCGATGGGCGCTGGTGCGCAACGTGGTCAAGGAGGTGGAGTGATGGAAACGGTGAAACTGCGCAAAATCGGGTGGTTCGAGTTAGGTAAGGCCGAGGCACGCCGGGAGTTTCGCGAGAGGCATGGCGAGCACATCGACGATGTGACGAGCGCGATGTGTGCGGCAGCCCACGTCAACCACAAGCAACTCGAGCAGGAGACGACCGAGTTGAGGCGTGAAGCGCTTTCGGCATCCATTGCGTTCGCGCAAAGCAGTCTCGAGAACAGCGGCGTCTTCGTGGCGTTTGCGTGTGGCATGGTGGTGTCGATGGCCACGACTGGTTGGTGGAACCTGCTGGTGGTGCCTTTCATCGTGGCCTACGGCGTGTTCGCTGTGCGTGGGCGCCGTCAGTGGAACACGGCGCGTGGGCACATGGAAGCGATCTGTAACTACGAGGTGCCGCCCAAGCGGTTCGTGTGGTTCACCGACGACGAAGACGTGATGGACGTGTTCGTCGGGGAGGAGGAGTGATGGCGGTTTGTCGTGGCGAGGATGGCGGCGTGTGGGTTGAGTTGATCAGCGGCGACTCCGTTGGGGTGGAGTCGGATGGTGAAGTGTGGGTGTCAACAACGGGCGTAGACCTTGAGTTCAGGCCAAGCCCGTGTGATTTGAGGGCGTGGGGGCAAGCGATGGTTGAGGCGGCAGATCGGTTAACGCGTGAGGATGAGGAGGAGCGATGAAGGTGTTGGAGGAGGCGGGCAAGGCGTTTGCTCGAGAGGTGTTCGAGGCGTTCGTCAAGCGCGCTGCCGAGTCGTTTGGAGACCAGGTAGGGCAAGCTCTTGGTGAGAAATTGAGGGTGGCGCTGATGCCGGATGTTGGCGACGCGCCGCCTGAGGAGGAGTGATGAACATCGAGATCAAGCGTTTCCAGGGCTGCTCGCGTCCGCGTGTCCTCATCGAGGGGCAAGAGATCGGCGGGACGTGGCCGCAGTGGCTCCAGGACTTCGTGCACTGCGTTGAGGAGGAGGGCCTGACCGAAGCGCGGGCGAGGCTTGACCGCATGTCATTCCCGAGTCGGGACACGGTGGAGGAGCGTGTGTGGCGTGAGGCGTACCCACACGGGTTGCCCTTGGGGTCTATGCCCATGCCGGTGTGCGGCTGTACGCGTCCATGCGAGGGCATGGTGGGGTGCCCTCATGCGCTGGTGGTTACGTGCGGTGGGGGTGAGTGATGAGCGAGAGATGGGACGCGGCCATGGAGCCAACGGCGCGCGAGTTCATCCGCCGCCACATGCCTCCGGGGGAGGAGAGACGCGCGGCGTTGTGGCGCATGGGCATCGAGCCGGAGCTGGAAGACTATCCGCCTGTCCGCGTGGACGCTGCGCGTGTCGCGCGCGATCTGCGCAGGCAACAAATGGTGCGTCGTATGGTCGTGTCGATGGTGAGACAGGTAGTTTCAGTGGTTGCAGGGGTCTTTAGGAGGGCGAGGTTATGAGCGACAAGATCCAGACATACCAAGACGCGCGCGCCTTGGGCCTCTCCCATGAGGCAGCGTTGGAGGTGGCGCACATCTCACGCGCCATCGACTACGCCGCGCACGTCGCATCGGGCATGGCCAGCGCCAACGCAGCGAAGGCGGCGGGTTACGCAAGCAGGCCCGACGGCGCCACGAAGGCTCTCGCCGCGCGCGCGCTCGAGGTCAGGGACGCCGCCGCCGAGGCCAAGGGCGCGTGGCAGGGGATGTGCCCGAACTACTATCGCACGAGGCGCGCCGAGATCGAGGGCAAGATCAGTGCGCTACAGGCGCAATGCGACGAGATGAGGCAGCTTGAGCGCGCCTGCCTCGCGCTGGCCTTGAGTGAGTGTGGGAGGCATCCGACCTCCCACACGCCCGATTCTGGCGACTCTGCCGATGGCTAGTGTTCATGCGGGTTTGCGCGTGTTGCGTGGTCTCGAATGATGTTCGTGACGCTATAGTGTGAGGAGACGATGACAGGCCGACCTACCAAATGCACACCGGAGTTGCTGGAGCAGTTCGGGCAGACGCTCGAGCGGGTGCTCTACATCGAGACGGCGTGTGCGCTCCACGACATCAGCTCGGACTCGTACCGCCGTTGGGTGGCCCGAGGAGAGGCTGAGCTTGCCCGCGTGGCCGCTGACGGCCGCAGGCGGGTGAGGGCGGAGGAGCAGCCGTTCGTGGACTTTTGCGGCATCTGCGCGCGTGCGAGGGCACGCGCTGAGGAACGGCTCCTGTCGACTATCGAGTACCACGCCACCATGGACGCTGGCGGCGACTGGAAGGCGGCGGCATGGAAGCTCGAGCGTGCGTTCCCCTACAAGTGGGGCAAGCGCGAGCGCATTGAGCACTCGGGCAAGGTCGACTCCGATGTGACTTTCCGCGTCGTGGTGCCTACACCGTCCAGCCTTGGAGACGATGAGCCAGATCACAGTTGAGCTGCCGCGCCTCTACCCGGCGCAGCATGCGGCCATCTTTGCCCCACAGCGATACTCCATCATCGAAGCGTCTACCAAGGCGGGTAAAACGATGGGGTGCATCGTGTGGCAGATGGCGCAGTGTATGGAGCGCGAGGGCAACCACTGGTGGGTCGCCCCCGTCTATACACAGGCTCGCATCGCCTACGAGCGCGCCAAGTCCTACCTGCCTCGCGAGCTCTACACGGCCAACGAAACCCGCCTTGAACTCACGCTGCTCAATGGGTCCGTATGGGTGTTCAGGTCGGCAGAGAAGCCAGACAACCTCTATGGTGATGACGTCCTCTCGGCTGTCGTCGACGAAGCCTCACGCATGAGGGAGGCGGCGTTCATCGCGCTGCGCTCTACGCTCACTGCGACGCAGGGGCCGGTGCGCATCATCGGCAACGTCAAGGGCCGGGGTAACTGGTTCTACCGCGTGGCGCGCAAGGCTCAGTCTGGCGCCAAGGGCTACAGTTATCACAAGCTCACCGCGCTCGACGCAGTGGCCGCCGGGGTGTTCCCTCGTTCGGAGTATGACGACGCCAAGGACGCGTTGCCCGAGCACGTGTTCCGCGAACTCTACATGGCCGAGCCTTCCGACGACGGCGGCAACCCGTTCGGGCTCCAGGCCATCGACGATTGCGTGGGCGCCATGTCCACGCGCCCGCCGCTCGTGTGGGGATGGGATCTCGCCAAGGCGGTCGACTGGACCGTGGGTATTGGGTTGGACGACGAGGGCAACGTGTGTCGGTTCGAGCGCTGGCAGAAGACGCCGTGGGGCGTGACCAAGGCTCGCATCCTTGCAGCGACCTCCGATGCGTTCGCGCTCGTCGACTCCAGCGGTCTCGGTGATCCAGTGCTCGAGGATATGCAATCCGATGGGCTGCGCGCCGAGGGGTTCAAGTTCTCGTCGTCGTCCAAGCAGCAGTTGATGGAAGGGCTAGCCGCTGCGATCCAGCAAGGTCGCATGCGCATCCCCGCTGGCCCGATTGTGAGTGAGCTCGAAACCTTCGAGTACGAATACACGAGGACGGGCGCGCGCTACTCGGCGCCCGCCGGTCTACATGACGATTGCGTGTGTGCGCTCGCGCTTGCGTGGCGAGCATGGGAGCGCAGCCAACGCGCGCGGCCCCGATTGAGCGCGTCAATGGGCGGAGGAGCCAGACTTTGAAGCGACTGCTTGACGACATCATGGCACGTCACGGCGTGACGCTCGAGCAGCCTCGAGGCATTGGCGCGCCCGTGCGGCTCTCCTCTCCGGCGCAAGGTCGCGTGACTTCGCTGGCCGAGCAGGACCCCATCGGGCAGCCCGGTACGGTCATCCGAGACGGCGACATCTATGCCGAGCCCACGAGCCGCTACCGGCCTACCTACGTGCGCGGCTACTCGGGCGACCATGGGCTCTATGAGGAGCATTACCGCTCCGAGCCGCTGATCTTCGACGCTGTGCAATCGCACACCGAGACGCTGGTGCAAGGTCAGGTGCAACTTCAGGCGCCTGCCGAGGTGGACGATGCGATGCGGGAGCGCCTCGAGGACTTCGTGGACTTCCACAACGCGCGTTTGTCGAGCATGCCCGGTGGCTGGCCTCGCTACATCGAGCACGCCGCCTCCTGCCTCATCTACGCCTATGCTACGTTCAACATCGTGTACGGCGGCGTGGGCGAGGGCGAGCGAACCTACATCCATGAGCTGCGCTACTACGAGCCGAGCACTATCGACAAGTGGTGCTTTGACGAGCAACTGCACACGCTACTCGGGGTCGAGTACCGTACCACCGGCGACGGCGACTCGAGTTGGTACGTGCCCGCCGTGGGCGATTCGGTCACTGACCGCCGCCTGCTGCTCGTCAACCTCAACGCGCGCGGCAACAACGTCGAGGGCATCAGCCCGCTTCGCCCCACGATCTTCTACGTCAAGGCCAAGCAGCTCTTGATGCAGATTGCGATGGTGGCCGCCGAGAAGTATGGCATCCCCATCGCTGCGGTGCGTGAGGTGGTCGTGCCTCCCGGCGCGGGCTCGCGCTCCATCGAGGACGACGCCGACACGATCTTTCGTGCGCTCAAGTATCAGCAGGCGGTCAACGCGCACGTCGCCAAGCTGCCCGCCGGGCTCGACATCGAGTACAAGGGTCCGCAGGGTCAGATGCCCACGTATGGCGATCTGATCGCGTACTGTGACCAGATGATCGCCACGACGTTCTCGGTCGAGGGGTCCCTGCTAGGGCTACAGCAGGCTGTAGGCTCGTATGCGCTGGGCGAGGTCAAGGAGCGCGACGCGTTGCGTAGCGCGCCCTACTATGCGCGTCGCATCCTCGCGCCCCTCAACGAGATCATCCGTGAGCTCGCGATCTCCGAGTTGGGCGAAATGCGCGAGTACCCCAAACTCGTGTGGCGCATGGACACCGCAACCGATGACGGCGCGTGGCTCGAGCGCGCGACCACGGTCTTTGGCGGCTCGATCGACACGTGGCCAAAGGCAGCGCAAGCAGTCGCCCTCGAGATGCTCGACCTCCCGCCCGACACGTTCGAGTCCACCGAGGGGCGCGAGGAGCCCGAGCCCGCCGCGCTCGGGCTCTCCGAGTGTGGCCACGACCACATCACGCTCGCAGACTGGACACCGGCGCCGGTGAGCCTTGCCGAGGCCGACGCCGACGCGCTCGAGGCGATCATGGACGACGCCGAGGGCGCGCTTGCGCTCGAGCTCGGGCGCATCCAGCGCCAGATGCGCGCAGATTGGCGCGAGTTGATCCGAGACAACACTACGTCTGATGACCTGCTGGCAGACCGGCGCACGCTGCGTGACCGCTACGAGCCCATCATGCTCGACGCCGTGACGCGCGCGATGGCCGACGCAGCCGAGCAGGCCGGTGACGCCATGCTTGAGGCGTTGGGCGCTGAGGGTACGTATACGCTCGACATGGATGGCGAGATCGAGATGCTGGCCGTGGCCACGGCAGACGAGGCGCTGAACCGAGTCGTCGGTGTGATGACGCAGGCCGAGGTGGAACGCCAGCGCGGCGGCTCCAGGCTCACGGTCCCCATCCTCGCGGCCGCCACCCTCGCGCTGATCGCTGCGCGCGTGACCAGTAGCGCCATCAACCGCGCGCGTGACCGCGTGGTGCAAGGCGTCGCGTCGGCGCGGCGAGAGCGCGACGAGAGCGTGGGCCGCATCATGGCGACCCGCAGCGCGGTACTCGACAACGCCACGTGCAAGCCTTGCCGTGACCTCGACGGTAAGCGCGCCGTGGTGGGCACCGACGCATACCGCCGCCTCCTTCCGCCCAACAGTTGCCTTGGGCTCGAGCGTTGCCGTTGCATCATGATCTATGACATCCCCGAGCGCGTGAGGGACGCAGAATGAACGACACCGTTTCGCTGGAGCCTCGAAGCCTTGCTCTCATCGACATGGGCGAGGCCGACCAGGATACGATCCAGATGTTCGTGTGGGGCGAGGTGCGTCACCCGAAGATGCCAAAGTTCACCGTCGACAAGGCGTTTGCCGAGCAGATGGTGGCGAGCTTTGGCAAGCTCAAGGAGCACGGCTACTACCCGCCGATCATAGCCGACCACGGGCGCGGGCACGAGCCCGGCACGGCGCTTGGTATCGTGCTCGATGTGTTCATCAACGAGTCGGGCGTTGCCGCACGCGTGGAGTATGCCAAGGGCGTGCGCGAAGAGGTGCGCGCAGGCCGCCGCCCTTATCAGTCGCCAAGCTTCTACACAGAGTATACACACCCCCACACAGGCGAAGTGCTCAAGTATGCACTCCGCGAACTAAGCTTTGCCACCGTTCCGGTGCAAAAGAACCTTCCGCCGATGGGAGGATACTACAGCCTATCTGAGATTGGATGGGCCACTAACACACAGGAGGCCGTAATGGCAGACCAGCCCGAGACGCCGGAGACGGCGCCCGTGGACAACATGGAAGACGAAAACCCCGAGATGGATCTTGCGGAGGAGTACGCCAAGCTCTCCGAGCGCATGACCGCGCTCGAGGAGCAGGTGCGCAAGATGATGGAGGGTCCGGGCGACGAGCCCGAGGAGGTGCCTTCGTCCGAGCCCGTCGCCAACGCCGAGGCAAGCGCCGATGAGCGCATCGCTGCGCTCGAGCGCACCATCGCGCTCAAGGACGCCGAGATCAACGTTCGCAGCGTGCTCCCCACCGCGCCCATGCAGGAGGTGACTGATTTGGCCGAGTCCATCGTCGACTCGCCCAAGCGCGGCGCGCGCCTGCTCTCGCTCGCGGAGCGCGCGTACAAGGCCGAGCCCACCACGAACACGATTCAGCAGCCGATGGGCGCGCCTGGTGCCTCGCCCGCCGAGCCCGTCGACTTTGCCGAGGCGTGGGACGCGTGCGCGTCCGAGCTCGGGACCACCGACGCTGGCTCCATCGGTCGACTGATGGAGCGCCTGTACCCCCACCTTACCGGTCGCACGCTGATCGGCTGAGTCCACACAACAGCCTCTCACGAGGCAGCACATAAAGGAGGCCAACATGGCTCTCAACAACGCCGTCACCAAGCAGACCGCAGGCGCCGCCATCGGTCAGTACAAACTCGTCAAAGTCTCGGGCGCCAACGTGGTCGTGACCACCGCTGCCACCGAACGCGTCCTGGGCTGCTCGCAGGCCGACGCTGCCGACTCGGGTGAGTCGCTGGCCATCACGCACGGTGGTCGCGTCAAGCTCAAGGCGTCCGGTGCCATCACCAAGGGCGCGCGCGTCGTGCCCGCCGCCGACGGTGAGATCGCCGCCGACGCTGGCACTTCCACGCACATCGCTTGCGGTGTCGCGCTCGAGGCCGCCGCCGCCGATGGTGACGTGATCGAGGTCCTGCTCGATCCGAGCATCACCGTCAACGCGTGACGATCCTGGCGTGCCCGTAGTGGGCGCGCCGCTACACCACACACGAGAGCCCGCCCGGCAGCGACCGGCGCGGGCTCTTTGCATACAAGGAGCCTCAAATGGGTTTCAACGCCAACAGCCTGCCCGGCGACGTGCTCGACCGGGTGATCATGGGTCTCGAGGGCAAGGACGGCTCGGCCGTCGATCAGATCGGGACCAAAATCCCCGTGACCGAGCTTTCGGGCACCATCCCTGCCATGCCGAGCGTGTCGACGCTCGCCAAGTCCAACAACCCCGGCGGCATCCCCGAGGGGGCCGTGGCCAAGGACTTCGACCTCAGCCTCTCCAGCGCGTCCTACGCGCTCAACCGCTACGTGGGCAAGTCCTACATCGCGGACGGTACGCGCGTGGCTCTCGACGGGCACGGGCTGCGCACGCTCGAGTTCTACGCGCTGATGTGTCGCCGTCACTCGGCGGTTGACATCAACGCCGACCTCAACACCGTGCTCTCGTCCACCTCGCTCAACACCGAGGAGGCCGTGGGCAACGGCGCGTGGACGTCTTCGAGCTCGACGCCCATCGAGGACATGCAGGACGCGATGGCCAAGTGCGGTTACGGCGACGCTGCGTTCTTCGGCAGGGATGCCGTGGAGGCGCTTCAGCTCCATCCCGACTTCACTGCGCGCCTCTCGAACTACTCGGGCGGTGCGCTCTCCGAGGGTGAGGTGCTGGACGTGATCCGCCGCCTCTTCCCCTCGCTGCGCAAGATCGTGCTCGGCACCAACATGTACAACAGCGCCAACGAGGGTCAGGCGGCCACGCTGGCGTACCAGTTCGACGGCCTCGCGTGGATGGGCCACGAGGACGGCCTGCTCATCCCCGAGCAGACCGGCGCGCCCTCGACCGCGCAGTGGCGTGACGAGGATCGCGAGTCCACCGGCATCCGCTTCACGCGCCGCCTCGACATCGTGCGCGTCCACCAGGACAAGGGCGCGGTCATCACGGGCGTGATCTGACCCTCCTCTCCTGACCGCCCGTAAGGGCACACAAGCGTGGCTGCTGCGGCAGACGGAGCGCGCGCCCATCGGCGTGTGCGGCGGTTCGATTCCGCCCGCGCTACTCGATCAACCCCAACCCCTCACCCCGAGGCTCACATGGCCATCAGATTCGACACCTTCGCAGACTCCAAGCGCTACCGGCTGCTTTGGATGGGTACCACTGCGATCAAGACCGAAGACGGCGTGACGCAGCCGTTCGAGCCGTTTGACGCCTCGCCGCGCTGGCTCCAGGGTCGCGGCGGGATGGCTCACCGCCTCGTGTCCGTCGAGGACTACGCGCGCGCCCTCGCTGCGGCCTCGCTCGAGGATCTGCGCGACCACGCGCGCCAGCGTCGGTGTGGTGACGAGTGCGGATGCACCAAGGGCGAGGCGCTCGCGTGTCTGCTCGAGGGCATCGCGCCCGTGCCTGCCTTCGAGGAGCCCGAGCCCGTGCCCGTCGACGAAGCGCCCGATGGCTTCGTGTCCATGACATTCGACCTCGACGCCATGAGCCGCAACGAGCTTCGCGAGGTCGCCGCTGACCTCGGCCTTCAAGTCGGCGGCAACAAAGACGAGCTCAAGGCTCGCATCGAGGCCGCCCACGTCGAGACCTTCGAGGAGGAGTGATGCCCGAGCGCGACGAGAGAGGCGAGCGCGTGCGCTGCGTGGTGACCCCACGCGTGCGTGCGCTCGATGGCTGCTACCCCGGCGAGGAGGTGATCCTGTCTCGCGACGCTGCGATCGAGCACGCGCGTCGTGGTCGTGTCTTGGTACTCGGGCCGCTCGAGCCCACCCCCGCTACCGATGAGGAGGAGTGATGGCCGTACGCACCTATGGCGTGGTGCTGGCTGACGTGCTCGCGCTGCTGCCCGTCAACACGACGCGCATTAGCGCCACGAGCAAACTCAGCACGACGCACATCACTGGTTACATCGAGGACGGCTCGGGCCGGATCACCGCTGCGCTCAAGCGCGCTGGTGTCGACCCTGACAGCCTCGACGATGACACCACCGCGCAGGTCAAGCGCGCTCTCGAACACTACGTGGTGGCGGCGTGCATGGCCAAGCTTGGCCGCGCGAGCTCGACTGCCTACACCGAAGCCAAAGGCGTTTATGAGGAGGCGCTGGCGCGCTTCGAGGCGTCGGGCTCCTCACTCGCTGCGCAACCCACTTCGATCAAGACCACCGTGGACACGAGCCCGATCGTGGACACGCGAGGATTCTTCACGTCTGGCAAGGGCATCTGGTGACTTCCAAGACCGTACAAACGCACGGGCTCGATCTGCTGCGTGATCGTGTCGAGGAGATGTCCGGGCGTATGCAGCGCATGCCGCGCGCCACCGAAGGGCGCTTGCATGGCTATGTGCTGCTGCGCAACGAGGAGCGGTTCGCGAGCCAGAACGCCACCGAAGGCCGCAAGTGGGCGAACTACTCGCGTGAGCCACTGTATCGCGCATTCAAGCAATCGGTGCTGGGTGACCTCACCGTACTGCGTTGGAAGGGCGGCAAAGAGGAGCGCTTGTATACGTCTCTCACCAACCCAGCGCACCCCGAGCACGTCCACCGCGTGACGCGCGATACGGTCGAGGTGGGAACCACCGTGCCCTACGCACGGCGCTTGCTCTCCGACGGCAAGAACCAATTTGGCGAGATTCGCAGCGGGCGTGACTTCATCACGCTGGGCGAGCGCTCGCGCTTGCGCCTCGTGCAACTGCTGACGGTCTACCTGGTGCGCGGCGAGTCGCATGGCAACGAGTGGAGGAAGCGACCATGAGCCACACGCCCATCGAATTCGCGCAGCGCTTCGCGATCGATCGCGTGATTCGCGTACTGCGCACACACCTTGCGACTGAGTTGGCGCGCTGCGCCGACCGCTTCGGTTTTGAACTCGACGCGCCCGAGGCGCACCACATCTTCCGCATCGCCAACGCGCGCGCCGAGGAAATCCTGACCAATGCCGACGTATGGTGTTCCGTGCTGCCCGTGAGCCCGCTTGCGCCCGTCGACGGCACGAGGCGCACCGCTGGCCCCGATACCTACTGCCAGCGCCAGACGCTCGACATTGAGTTGTTTCTGATGTTCACCGAGCCCGTGCAAGACTTGCCCGGTTGCATCCTGCGGCCCGATGGCGTGACCAACACGACGGCGCTTGAGGCGCTGGACACGCAGGCCGAGTTTGTCGCGCTGTGCTCCGATGTGTACGCGGGCGCGCTGGCATACACCGCGCTCAAATACGCTCAGGATGGCGAGTCTATCCACGAGATCGCATTCGAGGGCTACGAGCCCGAAGTGCGAGGCACACCGGCGGGCGGGCTGCGTGGCATGGCGCGTGTCCTGCTCCGACTCACGATCAACACTGCAGCGCCAACCAAGGCGCCGATCTAATACGAGGTCATCATGGCTGGTATCTACAGCAATCAAAAGCGGCTCATCGTGGCCTCCGAGGCCACCTATGGCACCGATCAGGTGGACGTCATCTTTGGGGATGGCGCCACCGACATCATCTACCAGGACGTGTCGGCGCCCGTGCTCACGCCCAACCGAGAGATCCTGGAGATCGAGCGCGCGCGCTCGAGTCAGTCGGGCACGGCGCATCAGTCCGTTGCACGCGACGCCGACTTTACCTGCGTGGTCCCCATGACCGGGCGCGAGGGCTCGGGCTCCGGTGAGGAGGCGCCGTACTGGAGCCCGTTCCTCCTCGCCTCGGGATTCGCCGAGACTGTGGTGTCGTCCACCTCAGCCACCTATACGCTCTCCACGGCGCAGTCCTCGGGTATGACGGTCTACCTGTACCATGAGCTCGAGTCGGGCGAGCAGCGCCTCCAGCGCTCGGTTGGCGTGCGCGGCAACCTCGACATGACGCTCGAGGTGGGGCAAGAGGCGAAGGCCACCTTCACTGGCAAGGGACGCTACGTCGACTTCCTGAGCGACGCGGCGCAGTTCTTCAACGCGACGACCAAGGCGGCTGCGCTCGAGGCCGACGGCTCTACCGCCGTCACTGCGCGCACCAGCGGCGCGGAGAAGTACGCCGAGGGGCCCATCATGGTCGTGCGCTCGGCAACCGTCACCGTCAACAGCAATACGTGGTGCCTGAGCGGCTTCAGTTTCTCGACCAACTGGAACCTCTACGAGCGCCTGTGCGCTTCGGCCTCGGGCGGCACGCTCGAGGAGGTCAAGTTGACGCGCGCGCCAGGCTCGCGAGCCGGTGGCGAGTTCAGTTTGGACACCGACTCTGAGACGGTGATCGACGACTTCATCGATCAGTACGAGCAGGCCAATGAGATTGCGTTCTCGTTCGTGCTCTCGGCGGGTGACGGCTCCTCGGGCTCGGCGCGCCTCACCATGAGCGCGAGCAAGGCGCAGATCGGCGCGCCGTCCATGAGTGACCAAGGCGGCTTGGTTGCCTTTGGCATCCCCTACTTCCTCAACGGCGATTGGTCCGATCTGGTGGCTGACGACGACATCACGATCACTTTCGACGCGGTGTCGTGATGAGGTGGGCCGCACCAAGCGGCCCGGTCTTCACGCTTCGACCTCCGGCGCGCGCAGGCGACTACCTCGATGGGCTCGCCCACGCGCTTGCGCCGGTCGGGTTCGACCCGAGCGTGGGTCTCGCTGCGCTGCTCGAATGGACGGCTGCGCACGTCACCGAGGCCACGCTATCGGATGGCGTGCGTGTGCCGGTGGACGCCGACATGCTCGACGGGCTGCTGATGCCGGTGGAGTTGGGCGACCTCGCGCGCGCTGTGATCGATGCTGCTGGTCTCTCCGCTGCGTTCATCGAGGAGGCGCGCGGTTACTTCGACGTTGTGGCTGGTGGCGGCTGTGAGTGTCGATCGTGCGCGGGTGTCGACCCCGACGACGCGCGCGGCTGCCTCTATGCGCCCTTTGACCCCGGCGTGTGCGCGGCGGCCACAGCGTGGCTACCGCTGCGCGAGGTCAAGGACTACGACATGCCCGTCTGGGCATACCAGCTTGCTAGCGTGTGGGAAGCCGCCGTCTCGACGGTGCGCCGAGCAGCACGCGAGCAACACGAGGCCGAGCGCGCCGAGCGAGAGAGCCGCCGCCACGTCCACGAATACGCGCGTGGCCAGTTCGCCTCGCGCCTTGGCATCAAGTTCTAGGAGGTCGCATGTTCCGTCGCGAAGTTGGTCGAATTGCCCTCACTGAGTATGGCGAGGGCGCGTGCCTCGTCATGGGCTCGGTGCGCGCCACCGTCCATCAAAAACTCGTGGTCGAGGCGCCCACGTTCGTGGCGGCTGCGGCTGCGACCAACGCCGAGGCCGAGGTGCCTGTGGCCGAAATTGCGGCAGTGGTCGACTACCTTGCGCGCGCTGTGATGCGCATCGAGGGTGTGCCCAACGTAACGTGGGATGGGCTGACCGAAGAGCAGCGCGTCGAGTTTGTCGACGGGCTCGGGGTCGTGCGGATCGCGATGCTCTATCAGTACTACAGCGTGCTTAAGCTCCACGCCTCGGGTGTGCAGCGATTCGGTGATGACGTGATCGGGTTGATCGCGACGGGCCGCGAGCCCGAGCCCGTCGAGTCCTCGAGCGAGGAGGAGTGACCCACGATGGCTGACGAAAAGGTCACAATCGCATTCGTCATGGACGACCGCATCACCAAGGCGCTCAAGGGCATTGGTGACGAGATCGAGGACACCGGCGACGAAGCCACCAAGGCTAACCGCAAGGTGGGGGCGCTCGAGCAAGGCTTTGGCAAACTCAAGGGCGCGCTCGGCGCGGTTGGCGGTATGGCACTCAAGGGTGTTACCGCTGGCGCCGCCGCCGCGGCTGCCGCCGTCACTGCCGCGGCCATCGCTGCGAACAAGGCGCGCGAGGCTTGGGGCGAGCAGTCCGCCGCAGTTGGCGCCGCCGCTGATGCACTCGCGCGCGCAGGTGTGCCTGCTGACGAGTTGGCCGGGCGCCTCGACGAGCTCAATACTGTGGCGGGCGACCTCGCAGGCAAAACGCTGTTTGGCGACGAGGCGATCTTTGAGGCCGCCGCGCGATACACCAAGCTCACGGGCGACGCGACCGTGGGCACGCGTGAGCTCGACACCATTTTGGGTATCGCAGCAGGTACGCAACGTGACGCCGCCGACGCCGCCGAGATCTACGCCAAGGCGCAGAAGGGTGACATTGGTGCGCTCAAGGATCTGACGCCGCTCACGGTCACGCAGGAGAAGGAGCTTGCCAAACTCGAGGGCACGACCAAGCAAGCTGAGTTGGCCACCGCTCTCCTCGAGGCGCAGTATGCCGGCCTGGCGCAGCAGACCGATCCCACAACGCAGTCGATCAGCAACCTGACCGATGCGTTCGGAGACAACACCCAAGCCATCGGCGGCGTGATCAACGAGAGCGGCGCGCTCTCGCCCGTGCTCGACGCCATTACGAGCGGCTTCCGCCTTGTCGAGCAGGCCGTCTATGACAACAGCGTGGAGCTACAGCAAGGGCTCATCACTGCGACCAAGGGCGCGGTGTCGATGCTCATTCAGTTGGCCACGTGGGTCAACGAGAACGCCTCGCTCTTTGGTCAGGCGCTCGTGGGCGTGAAGCTTCTGGGCGGCGCGCTCAACGTCGTGGGCAAGGTCGTCGGGGTCGTGGCCAATGCGATCCGAACAGGACTCTCTATGGCGCTGTCTGGGCTCATGACGGTGCTGTCTGAGGTGATGCTCTCAGTGTCAGATCTCGCAGGCTTCGTTGGGGAGGACGGGCTCGCGCGCGATTTCAAGAGCATGGGCGACTCGCTGGCCGAGTCGTCCACACAATTCTCGGACTCGGCGGCCAACGGATTCAGCGCCACACAAGACAGCCTGATCGGGCTCGAGGGCGCGCTAAAGGACATCCCAAGCGCCGCCGAGGGCTACGAGGAGAACGTGGCGCGCATCGAGGCCACCTCGAAGTCTTTCGAGGGAACGCTGCGTGGCGTCAACGATCAACTGACCAACGCGCGCGCCAACGTCCAGAAGCTCTCTGCCACGAGCGGCGGACTCAACCGGACGCGCACCAACGCACCTCCTGGTGACGACACCAAGCGCGAACGTGAGGAGATGGAGCGCAAGGCCAAAGCCGAGAAGGCTGCCGCCGAACGCAAGAAGCGAGACGACGCACTCAACGCCGCCAACGCACTCGAATTCCAAAACGCTGAGATCGCGCGCCTCGACAAGATCCGCAAGCTCGAAGAGGAGCGCCTCGAGCGCGCGCGTGAGCTCAGCGACATCATGGGCGAATTGGCGGGCGTCACCACTGGCATAGGCGCCGTGGATGGACTGAGCGCCGCATTCATCGGACTGGCCGAAGCCAACGAAATGAGTCGAGAGACCGCCGCCGAGGCTGCCAAGGCGGACAAGGCGCGCGTCAACGCCATTCAGGGCGTGGGCCATGCAGCAGCGGGCGCCGCCGAAGCCATCGGCGCGAGCGAGGCTGCTGTGTCTGCGATCAAGGCGATTGCCGAGACGGCAGCGGCTGCGTCTGCGACCGGTTTGTTCCTGTCCACGGGCAACCCTTCGTTCCTCGCTGCAGCGGGTCAGCACGCGTTTGCGGCGGCGACACACGCGGTGGTGGCGGGCACGTCCGTTGCGGGCAGTCCTGCCGCTGGTGGTGGTGGCGGCCCCTCGGGCTCAAGCGCGGCGACGCGTGGCGGCGGATTGTCCGTCGACCCGCAGGACATAGCGCGCATCAACGCCGAGGCTATCGCAGAGGCGCTGGGCGGCGGCGGCGCGGGCACGGTGATCATCAACCTCGACAGCCGTGGCAGCGTGGGCGACATGACCAACGATGCGGTGCGCAAGGTCGGTGAGGCTGCCGTACTCGCATTCGACCGGCGCGGCATGCGCGCATCCAACCTGCTGATGAGGCGCACGGGATGAGTCTTGAGCATCGACGCGAGAAATGGCTCTATCCGGTCGTGATCGACTCGGGCAACGGTGGGATCACCGTCACCGAGGATGGAGGCTCGCCCGTGGCAGTGTCCGTCACTGCGGGCACGTACTATGTCCACAACGATACGGGCGGGCTCCTCCAGGTGCTCGCGGCTGCGCTCAATGCGCACGGCTCACTCTCGGGCACGTACTCATTCGAGCCCATCACGCCCACGCAAACGATGGGGCTGGGGCGCTGTGGCGTGCGAATGCGCGTGACCGGGCTCTCCACAAGCCTTTCCGTTACGGTCTTCTCAGGCGCCGCGCCGACGCGTCCGGCACTCGAGGAGTGTCTTGGGCTCGGCACGGGTGGCACATTCGCTGGCGTGGCCGACGGCTCCGACTTCATCGTTGACGGCCCGTTTTCGTATGCGGGCTCGTGGGTTCCGTATGAGCGCGTGGCCGAGCATCGACGCAGCGCGGGCGGCATCTTGTATGGGTCGAGCGAGTACACCGAGCGCACGGACTTCTACGCGCTCGACTACGGGCGTCGCACCTTCCGCACCACCCGGTATGAGTACCTTCCGAGCACGCGGATCTTCGTAGACCGCGCGACGGTCTACGAGTACGCGATCAATGCCGAGGAGGCCGAGGGCGACACAGGCAATGCATTCGAGTCGATGTGGCGAGAGATGCGCCGTGGTGCGTCCATCTACGTGGTCCATTACGAGCCCGGCGAGCGCTTCACACTCGACAGCGCCGACACCTCAGCGCCTGCCACGTATGCAGCCGAGGAGCTTCGCGTGCGTGACCTCGCGGGTGCTCAAGACTTCTCGAGCATGGCCAGCGTGCAGCGTCTCGCGGGTGAGTACTATTCGGTGACCTTCGAATCCGTCGTGGTCGCTTCCTCCTACGCATACTGAGGGCACCTTGGGCCGCATTGTAGCCATTACATTCGACGGGCACGGGGGAGACGCCACGCGCTCGTCTGGAGACGCTTACTACTTCTCCACGACGGGCGAGGCGCCGGTGGGTTCGGCGTACCGCTGGATTCCAGGTTTGACCGACCTCCCGAGCGCGATCACTACCACGCTCGATCCGTTTACGGGCGACATGCAGGCGAGCGCGTTCAGTTTCGCGTTGGCTGCGTCTGATCGCATCGCGCAGGCGTTCATGGCTGAGCAGATCGCGCCTCCACACGAGCTCTTCACGGCCTCGCTCTCCGACTCGGCCACCACGCTCACGCTCGCCACAGCCTCCTCCTACCCCTCGTCGGGTGAGGTCATTTGGATTGGCGACGAGTCCATATTCTTGGTGTCCGGCTCGGGGCCAGGGTACGCCACCGTGCAGCGCGGCTACTACAATTCTACGGCCACCTCGCACACCTCGGGCGCCGCCGTCTTTACGAGCCTGCCGTACTGGCGTGGGCGCGCAGTGCGCCTGATCGAGCAGGACACCGACACGGGCACTATCACGACGCGCTGGCGCGGGCTCGTCACCGACATCGAGCAGGATGGGCCTCGCGTGATCGTGCAGACAGTCGAGCTGCTCGGGGCGCTCGGCGGCGCCGAGGTCAACACCGAGTCGGCCCAGTTGCGCCACACTTTCCGTTGGCGACCGGGGCCGGGGGGCTACCTACTCGGGGAGGTCGTGGGGCTCTCTCCTGCGCTGTGGTCGATCTCTGATGGCGACACGCTCACGCTCCAGGTCGACGATGCGCTCGTGAGCGCCACGCTCAAGGGGGGCGGCACGGTGTGGCGTCACGCGCGCGCTTCCTACCTGCTCGAAGGTTCGCCACGCACGGGCGCCGACGGTGAGGATGGTGGTGACGAGATCGCAGCCGAGCGGGCCTATGAAGTGCTCGCGTGGTCGCGCGCCGCCTCCATTGCGCCCACGTCCTCGCTCTCACAGCCGTATCACCCCGTGGTGGTCGCGCTCGCGCTGCTCACATCCACGGGCACGGGCGACAACGGGCCGTACGACGTGCTCGGAGAGGCGGCGGGGCTTGGTGTGCCGTGGTCGTTCTTCTCGGGTGTGGAGGCGTTCGTGGCCGACACCACAGCGCTCGCCATCGATCGGCTCGTGCTCGGGTGGGATGGCGAGCCGTGGACGCCGTGGGCGCGTGCGCAAACCATCTTGCGCGCCTTCGGGCTGCTCTTCGGTCGCACGGGCGACGGACTCATCACAATCCAGCGGCTGCGCACGGTCACTGTGGGCGACCTCGACGGCGCCTCTTCGCTTACGCTCTACCCCGACGTTGCGCCCAAACTCGGGCGGCGCCTCTCACGCACGCCTGCCGAAGTCACGGCCACTGTGGGCACGACGCCGTGGGCCGATGGCACGCAGGTCACGATCCGCGCGGCTGATCGCTCCAGGCGAGGCGCGCGTCTGATCGACAATCCAACGTATGCGGTCGACCTCGAGGTGTTCACCCCCGAGCGGCTGCTGCCGGGCGGCTCGATCGCTGGGCTCGCCACCTCACTCACCGGGCTGCTCTCTATGGGCATCGACCTTGCGCCCGAGCTCTCAGGCTCGGCGGGCGACCCACAGCGCATCTCCGGCGCGTCTCAGGTTGAGCTCGGAGGCACGTACAAAATCGCCTCGCTCGGCGGCCTGCGCGATGGCTGGCTCGTGGACGGCACCGGCGCGCGCGTGGCAGTGGGCGACAACGCCACGTTCGCAGGACTCGTGACCGCGCTGGCGTGGTCGCCCAGCTCGGGTGCCTTGGATGTCACTGTGCTGCTCACGTCGTGGCGCTCGGGTGAAGCTACGCTCGAGCGGGCGCCCAGCGCCATCGTGGGCTCAAGCTCGACTACCACTGTGATCAACCTCGACGCCACCGAGGCGCACGGTGCCTCTCCAGGTGACGCGTTCACTGTCGGTGATCAGATCGAGATGTGTAGCGCAGACGGCACGCGCTCGGGTGATGTGGGCACCATCGCGTCCAAGACCGCCACGAGTATCACGATGGGCGCCGCGCTCGCCTCGGCGCCGGTGGCCGGGGAAGTCGTGCGGCTCCAAGAGTCCGTCAACTTTGGCAACACCACGCGCTACTCGTCGACCTCGCGCCCGTTTGCGTATCTGGACGCTGATGGCGCGACGGGCATCGAGGACGTTGATGGCAACCTGACCGGGCCAGATGTCTACGGATACGCTGGGTTCTCGGGCGGAGGCGGAGGTACCGCGCCAGCGCTCGCAGACGTGCCGTTTGTGGGCGTGGACGACGCCGCCGTTACGTCTGCTGACGAGACGGCCTCGCAGCCGTATGACGCGTGGCTGGCGTACACGCTGCGTGCCAATGAGAGCAACCTTATCCAGCGCGGCTATCAGGTGTCGTGGTGCCCGGTCACGCACGGCGCGGGCGACTATGGCTCGGGCTCGGGCCATCGTCCTTACGCCTCCTCGCGCCCGTCAACGATTCTGTATCTGCCGTGGCTTAAGACAGACGGGCTCAAGAGCATCCGACTCAACGGCATTGCGCGCGCGGGCTCCGAAACATCGAGCGCGCCTGAGCTCACCGCAGCGATCTACACCGTAACGCTTGAGGTGGCGGGCAAGACACAGACGCGCCAACTCTCCGAGGCGATCGACATCGCAGAAGATTGGGCCGACGACTCCTTCGACCTCTCGGTCGACGTGCCCGAGGTTGGGCCAGTGTTCCCGGTCGCGCTGTGGGGTCAGTCCGACCCGCAGGGGTGGGTGGTCAGTGACGAGACGATCACCACGCTCACCGTGGACTTTGGGCGCGAGGCGTCGGCGGACTCGGGCACGCCGTACACCGACACGACGAGCGCGCGCCCGAACGCCGACGCGCTCGACCTCCAGGTGACACAACTCGACGCGGGGCCGCTGCTCGAGCACTTGCAGCCAAAGTCCGCCACCGAGATGTACGTGACGGCGCCGCTGAGCACGCCCAACGATGGCGCCGTCACGCGCTGGCTCTCGTACCTCCAGGTGGCAGGTGTTGACATCGTGGCGGCGCACGAGGACTCGACGTATGAGGGCGACGCGACCTTGCGCCCGCTGCGCACGATCTCGTCAGACATCGAGGTCAACCGGCTCGCACGCGCCGAGGCTGCGCGCAACCGTCCTAGGCTGCTGTGGGTTGGACCGGTGGGTGATCGACCCAACGAGACTGAGACGGTGCTATGGCCAGCCGACTATACGCGGCGCCATGTCGTCCACAACGCCGACGACTCGACCACCACATCAAAAGTTCTCGATGCCTCGATCTGGCTCGACACGAGCGCGCCTCGCGTGATCGTGCTCGCGCACGTGTTGCCCGTCCACTACCTCGACCAACCGTTACTAATCGACCCGATCAGCAACGCATCGGTTGGCACGTGGGAGGGGCATCTAAAGGTACTCCAACTCGAGGACGGCGACGCGGGATGGTCGGGCGCCACGAGCGTCGGTGACACCTCGAGCAGCGTCACAGACTTCGAGCTCATCCACTATCCGGCGGTCGCGCGCGGGGACTTCCCGGCGCTCTATCAGCATCACTTGCAGCGCGAGAACAGCCTGTGGACGCACCGTGAGGGGCAGTTGTTCCGCGAGGACACGAGGCTTGTGCAAACGGTGGCGTTGTCCGTCGACGTGAGCGCGTACAACGCCACCGAGCCGCTGCGCGTAGAATTCCACCTCGAGCACACCTCGACGGACTGGGGCAACGGATTCAACAACGCAGCCACTGGGCTCGACCTGGTGGTCGTCGGCGTGACTGTGTGGGAGGCGCCAACCTGATGGCCAAGACGACACCGACGACATACACCGCCCCCACGCTGCTCGACATCAGCCCTAGCGGCGTGGTGCGCGACGACACATGGTCAGACCACACGCAGCGCCTCCACTACCTCTATTCGCGAACAGGCGAGCGCATCCCGCTCTACAATGGAGACTCCATCAGCACCACGTCAACGAGCTACGTGCGCGCCGACGAGCTCGACGGCATCGTGGGTGTGTGGCGACCTCGGCGCGTGGCTGACGGGGATGTGTACTTGCTCACACTCGTAATCTACGGCGAAGACATCCGAGTGCGCGCGACGATTTACGACGTGGCCGCTGGAGCCTCGCTTGACGTTACGGGCGTAGCCATCACCACCGGGCCTGAATGGGCATCGGTCACCTACTCGGGCGCAGCCGCCGACGTGCTCACAGCCGGTGTGCCCAAGCTGCTCGGAATCGACCTCCAGATACGCGCAGATACCACCGAGGCCACGCTGTATCAGGCGTTTGCCCACGCCGCCATCCTGACCGCCGCCCAGATCCCTTGACGTTGAGGAGGCTCCAGCCATGCCATCACTGACAGACTTTGCTATCCCTGTGGCCACGGTCACCACCTCGCTCGACGGCGCTGCTGTGAGTGAGATCGACCTTGCGGCGGCAGGCATCGAGGCCGACGACCTTTATGAGCTCTCATTCCAGGGCGACAATACCGTCTTGGTGACGCTCTCGGCAGACAGCCCGCAGACGATCACCGAGACCATCAAGATCGGCGCCGAGCCCGTATACGGCCCGTTCTGCCGCCGCTATGCGCACATGCGCTATCTGTTCGCTGCGAGCGCCACCGACGTGACCGTTACGATTTACCGCACCGACATGGGGGATTCATGAGCGTCAAGATAGGACAGCCCAAGGCGCCGAGCCCCACCACCGTGGGCGGGTGGAACATCGTGGCGACTGCCGACGACTTCCCGCCCGCCAACGGTTCGGGCGTGCGCAATCTGCCAAGCGGCTCCTCTTGGCTCATCACAGGCGCCATCGACCTCGGCACCACGCGCCTCAACTGCACGGGCGCCGTGGCGCTCGCAGGCGCATCGCCCGAGACGTGCACGCTCACATCCGATCTCGGCGCTGGCGTACCCATCGTCGAGAGCGATGGCACGCTTACGCTGCGCGACGTGGCTTTTGACCTCCAAGGCTCGAGCGTGGGCGTCAAGGTTGACGGATCGGTCACGGCCAACGCTGCGTGTGACTGGGTTGGGGTCAACTTCACGGGCTCGACGAGCGCGCGAGGCGTCATCCTCGACGATGTGACCAACGCTATTTTCATGCTGTGTGCGTGGCTCGGGCCAGACGGCATCCTCGTCGAGACCGCCATTGACACGATCGCAGTCACGGAATCGCTCATGAGTCTGGGCGCGACTGGTCAAAAGGGCCTTGCGTTCGGCACTGACGCCGTGGTCAACCGACGCATTCGCTTCGAGTCGAGTGCGATCGTCGTGCTCTCGGGCGCTACGGGTTTCGACGTGTCTGCGACCAATGCCCCTTCCTCAGAATCGTTCATTCTCAACCGCATCAACTTCGCGGGGCCGGGCACGTACACCAACGGCTTGGCCGTGCTCGACGACAACGTGAGGTGGTCGGAGTGTCGAGGCATCACCAACTCCACGCGCCTTGGTGAGATGTTCTTTTCGGGCAATTCGACAACGACGACGATCTCGAGCTCAGACACATACGTCAAGGTGGCTGGCACCACCACGGCAGGCTCGATCAACCAACGATTCGACCACACGTCAGGGCGCCTTACCTATGCCTCAGCGCTCGCCGAGTCGTTTCGCATCTCGATCGTGGCCACGCTCACGAGTGGCAACAACCGAGTGATCGGGCTGCGTGCGTACAAGAACGGCGTCGCCGTCGATGCGCGCGTAAGCAAATCCACCACCTCGGGCACTGGTCGTAGCGAAAACATCGTTTACGAGGCCGCCGTTAAGCTCGAGCAGGATGACTACATCGAGGTGTTCGTGGCCAACACGACCGCCACCAACAACATTACGGTGGAAGACCTCTCCGTCACCGTCTCATCGCTCACGTAAGGAGTCCCTATGTCTGTCCGCATCATCGCAGGCACATCCAAAACACTCACGCTCACTGTCTACGCCAGCGACGGCACGACCACCGTGGACATCACCACGGGCCACACCATCGATCTGCACTACGTGCGCGCCGATGATCCTGACACCGTGGTCATCAACAAGGGCACGGCATTGAGCGGGGACGATGACATTGACGTGGCCACCTCAGGTGCGTCTGGCATCGCCTCGGCCACGCTAGTCGAGGCAGACACATCGAGCCTCGCTGTGGGCACGTACAAGGGTCAGTGGCGCGTGGACGACGGCACAGACGTGACGCTCGTGGCAGCGCCCGACCTCATCATCTCCGACACGTACCACTGATCAGGCACACCCATGACGACCAACACCAACGCTACGCTAGGGCAAGCGGTCGCCACGACGGGCGGCGCCACGCTCGGGCAGGTGATCGGAGGGGGAAGCGCCACGCTAGGCGCCATCTTCGCCTCACAGATCACCACGCCAGCCACGCCGGGCAGCGGCCCCGCTCCGGGCCCCGAGGACTCCGCCGTCCTGTGGCTCACAGCCGACCAAAACACGAGCGGCACGGGCAACCAAGTCGACACGTGGGCTACCCGCTCAAGCTCGGGTCTCACGCTCACCGAGGGTGGCGCGGGCAAACCGCTACAGCTCGGGCGCCGCGTCGACCTCGACAACGAGTCGACGCAAACCAACTTTTTCACTCTGGGCACGACGTCGACGTTCGAGGCCGTCACGAGCACGGGCGTTTTCACGCTCGCGTGGCGCGGCACCATTGATGTGCTCGACGGTCTGAGCGCTGGCGTTAACGGCATGCTCTTGGTCACCAAGAGCAACAGCCGTGGGTTCTTCCTGGGCTACAACAGCAGCCTCATGAACTTCACGGCAACGGACTCATCCAACGCAAATCTGTTTCAGTTGCTCGACTCGACCTGGGGCGCCGACGTCGAGCTTGGTGCGCAGCACGACTACGTCATTCAGGGCGATGGCACCACGGTGCGCATGTACCGCAACGGCGTCGAGGTCGACTCCGACACCATCACGACTCAGGCGGGCTCACATCAACTCACCCCACGAGTGGGTATCAGCGCCAACTCCCTCGCCTACCAGATCGGCTCCATCGAAGGCATTTTCTACGACGATAGCGGGCCAGAGACGTACAGCGTGAGCGAGGCTCGCGCGCTCGTGACGGTCGCGCGCACCTTCGAGGCGAGCGACTACGGCACACCGATCGCCGAGTACAGCGCGCGGTGGGGCTATCAGGACGCGGCGGCGGTCTCCAGGCTCGTTGACGAGTCCGGGGGCGGTCACACGCTGGTCGCGCCGAGTGGCTCGAATGAGGCGGTGCACGTCGCCAGTGGCCCCCACAACGACCACGATGGCAGCGACTACTACCGAGGCGCCAACAAGACCCCCTTCGACCCGCTGCACCAGACCCCACAGGGGACCGTCGTGGTGCGCGTTGCACTGCGCAGCGCCACGAGTGGTTCACGCCATGGCCTCTTCAGCACCGCAACGCTCACGAAATCAAACACGGGCGTGGCATTCATTTTGGATGATGTGTCAGGCACGAACAGGGTTCGTATCGGCGTCTTTTCATCCAGTGCTTCCGCCGTCTACGACCTCAACAGCGCGTCCGCCGACCTCACCCTCACTGGTGGCGAATT